AAGGGCATATCCATGTTGTTTATATAAGTATCCGCATCATCCATGCGAGTGAGCGCGTTGTAATAAACAACGTCTGTGCTGTTGTCAGGAACGGGCCAAAGTTTAAGGCTCGGTGTAACCTGCCTGTCTAAAAAGAACTGGTTCGGGCGACCGTCCGTAGTTTTGTTTGGGATTGTAATATAGTCGTCTCGACTTAACCTAGCCAAAGAATAATCTGTTCCATCCCGACGAACTACCAAAGATAAAATATCAATAACATCCGCACCCAAAGCGTATTCGCCCGTGCCTTCCACCATTGCAACGGTGCGTTGTGCAATAGTCCACTGGTTTAAACCCCGGTTGGCCCATTCGGCCAGCATTAGATTCAAAGAACGCTTGGCTGATTTTAGGTCGTAACCCGTCCGAACCTCTAAGCCACAACGCTCAAAGGCTTCTTCAATATATTCAGCCACGTCTAGCTCAAAATTTACGCTGTTAGAAACCGCCATATCATTCCTCGCTGTAAATATTGTCGAATATCTGGTTTACATCTAGTGTATAGTCTAAATCAGATTTAGAATAATGTACATGCTGGGAAGGCTTGAAGTCTGGAGCGCCTTTGCCTGTCTCAAACCAAGCAGGATGAGTTACCCGCACACGGTTGTTAGGCAACGCAACAATATTGCCCGTCCATTCGCCAGCATCCAAAAGCTGCATAACATGAGCCTGTTTGTGTTGAGCAGGGTCATCCGCAACGTCGGTGTCGGTATAATCAACCGTAAACATATACTTTGCTGGAAAGAATTTGCCATCTATCTTTGCCATCCAAGGGCACGGTGTAGCTCTTTCTAAGGTATATACCGCATGAGTATGGGACGGACAGTCCCAAGGTTGCGCATTGTGTACCGCCATTGGAGCGGGCCAATCTTCTAAAGGCTCATCAGCAACCAAGGCAGTTATAGGCATGCGAGCCCACATTGCACCGCCGTGAACGTTTTCGTCACCGTCCTCATCAGCCTCACAACCCGTAAATATTACTTGAAAGCTCAAGCAACGGTTGGGCATTGTAGTTACAGCAATCACCATGGCGTGTAGAAATTCGCCGTGATAACGCTCATGGTTGACCGTATACTCACGACGAACCCAACACTTAAAGTGTGGTATATTGCTTTGCAAAAAAGGCATTTAATTACTTTTTCTTAGCCGCGCCGCCGCGTTTCATTTTAGTAACGCCGCCTTTTGCATAACCTTTTTTCTTCATCATAGCGCCACCCATGTTTCTTTTAACCGCGCCGCCAGTTTTCATCTTTTTAGTCGCGCCGCCTTTTGCATAACCTTTTTTCTTCATCATAGTCTTTGCTCCCGCAATAGGGCCACCTGAACTTGCTTTAATAACAGGACTAGCCGTTTTAGCCGCATCTTTAAAAGCCGCCGCCGTTGGCGCTCCTTTAGAACCCGGTTTTCTCATTTTTTCGCCAGAACCCTTTGCAATTCTAGCTCGCTTATTTTGGATATTCGAATAAAGTCCTTGTTTAGCCATTAGGTACACTTCCATCTTTTACGAGCTTGGCGCAAACGACTGTTGGGGTCTTTTGCCGCTTTTGGAAAATCTTTCATTTGACCTGCCGAGCGAGCGCAGTAAGACTTACGCCGTTTTGCAGCCGCGCTACCTTTTTTAACTTTTCCCGTGACCGCCGTTTTCAACTTAGAACCGGGGTTCTTTTTTCGATAGGCTTTTACACCCGCTTCCGTCATTCCCGCCCCAGATTCAGTAGGGCGGAAATTCTTTTTGTTTCGCGCAGGCATTTTTTTCTTAGTGTCAGCCATACTTTTTACGCATATACAAAATAATTGTATAAGTATCCGCGCTCGTATGACCTACGGTTGTAAAAGCAAGGTCCCCGGTTTTGCCACTTCCCGCGTTGTTGGTTAAACCACCAAAAACGGTATAGTCGTGGGAGCCGCTCTGGTTTTCGCCAAGCTCAATGCAAAATGCGTTCGTAGTCGCATCCCAAAAAATTTGAACCTTCATACCAATGCACTGCCACCAAATACGTTCAATCACAACACCCGTACAGGCTTCACCGTCCACACTGGTTTCCAAAGCAGAAACATCAACCTTTGTGACGGCGGATTCCCCTGTCCCGTCGGAAACGTTAGTGAACTTCATAACGACCTGTTTACCGCCGTCGATCAGCGTTTGTGAGGTTACAGCATCTGCCATATTAATCTCCTATAAAATATAGGCGGGGCGTTAACCCCGCCAGATTAATTACGCAATTTGAACGTACTCAACGATAAACGTAAACGAACCCGCTGTCGTAGCATCCACTGTGTTAGTAACATTACAGTAAATTGTACGCTCTGCTGAAGCATACTGAGCAGAAATAGGGGCCGTGGCGGCGTTTTGAGTAGTAGCAACCAAGGTAGTAGTTGTTACGTTTCCAACGACAACTGTTGTACCGCCATCTAGGATTTCGTCTGCAATTGCCGCAACAATCTGTGCGCCCGAAGTGGATGTACCAACTTCATAACCAATGTCACCAGTTCCAATGACGGGAGCCGTGTCACAAAATATCTTAATGTTTGTGATGATTGTGTTTGCTGGCTGAGTAAACTCACCAATAGTCGGGCTGTCACCTGCTGTGGTGTTTACTGTAACGCCTGTGGCGAAGCCAACGTGCTTTACATATTTGTCGGTGACAATACCTGTGGATGCAATAGTTGCAATGTCTGTATACGCGCCAGTTGTTGCATTTTTAGAGACAACTTGAAAGCCGCCTTCTGAGCGCACTGGTCCGCTAAAAGTAGAATTACCCATGAGAATCTCCTGTCGAGGGTTAAGTCAGCCGCACCATGCGGCTGTCAGGGATAGTAGAACGATAAAGGATTACCAAACAAAAAGAAAGGGGCGACTTTCGCCGCCCCTTATCCATAACATTTTCGTAGCTTTTACGCCGCGCCGTGAGTACCGAACACAGAACGCCAATCACTTACGCCGAAGGAATAACGCTCACGAGCCTTGAACCGCATGTTACCTGTGTCAAAGTCGCCTTCCATGGCGGTTTTGATTGGTGAACGGTTGAAGAGCTTGAAGCCGTTAGGGGCGTCAGTTTTGATGAAATAAGCGTCACTGTCTGTGAGGAAGTGATTAACTGTCGCTCCTTCAGGCAGCATGCCCATGTTCTTCATCGCGTTGGCATCGTTGTCCGCTGTTCCGGGACGTAGGTTAGAGTTAAGAACCCGCTCTGCAATAAATTGCAGTTCTTTAGGGATAATCAACTTCATGCCACGAACCGCAATCTTCAGACCACGCTCGTCAGTCAAACCTGCAACGTCGATCAGCATCTGCTCAAGAGAAGTCTCGTTGAGGTCGGCCGCTACGGCTAGAAGGTTTGTCTGATTGCCCGACAACGAAGGGTGTGCCGCAGAGCAAAGTGCTGCGCCGTCACCAATTGCAGAAGCACCTGCGCTGAACGCATTGTTCAGAATAGCTGCCGCTTTGATCTGCTTTGTCTGCGCCATAGAGCGAGCCAGAGCTTTGGTGTAACGAGACGCCAAACGATCATACAAGTTGTCTTCAATAGCTTCCTCTGTGATAGAGAACGCTAGTGCGATAGTTTCGTGAGTGTAACGCGCTGTGTAGGTCTCTTGAGCGTCGTCAAAAGTGATGGCAGAACCTTCACCCTTAACAGGGGCTGTTGAGAAACCTCCGAGCATAACCTCCTCCTCAAAAGCTCGGTCAGAGCTTTCTTCGTCAAAGATATCAGCATGCTCGTTTTCATAACGGTCATATTCCAAGCCAAACAGTGCGTTAAGGCCCGGTTCTAGCTCTTTAGCTAGTTGTGCGCGAGAAATAGCCATTGTCTATACCTTTCCTTATACGCCAGTTGTAGAAACAGTGCCAGCCGCAACAGAACCCGTAGGAGCGTTGAAGTGGTTGTTTATACGAACAATTAATGGGATACCAGCGGCAGTGAAGTCGGAATTAGCAGGATCATTTTGGATACCCATAATTCTTAACGCCAAAGTGTTGGTAGTTGCAATTGTGTTTAAATCTGCGGTTGCAGAAGATAAACCAGTTGCAGTCGAACCAGAATTACCTGTTG